GGAGAGCCAAGCCCAAAGGCTAGAAGTAGCCTTTGGGCTTGACTCAAAGTCCCGCTAGGAATCAGGCTCCAGCGAACTCGGGTCCGCCGGTCTGACCGTCAACGTTGGTGCTGACCGTGATCTCACGGGCGGCAGGTCCACGCTGGATGACGCTGTAGAACGATTCCGACCAAGCGGCCGTGAAGTCGTTGGTTGCGTTCAGCGTTGAGTCACGCACGACACCGAGGTCCAAGTTGCCACCGTCGCCAGCGACATAGCTACCGGTCGGGTACAGGAGCACCTTCGACGTGGTGGGCCATGCAACTGCCGGAGTTGTGTTGAACAGTGCTTCGTAGCCGTACACGAACTGTGGGCGGATCTGACGCACGGTGAAGTATTCGGTGACCATCGCATCGGTGACTGCCATCGCCTCGATACCTGCACGCATGGCAAGCGTCGAGCGGATAGCACCACGGAACCAGTGAGGAAGGATGGCGTCAAGGACGGTCCCCTCACCGAGCAGGTACTGGCTGCGGTAGTCAGCAACCTGCAAGTCGATGGCGTTCAGGATGTCACCGGCAGCGTCCGAAGGGACAGTTGTGACGGCTACGGCTGTTGCGCTTGCCACGATCTTTGCGATCTTGGCCGACGAGAGACGATGCAGGTGCGCCGTCACGGTCAGGTCAACAGTGCGGGCCGTCAGTTCGGGGAACGCCCGATCAGTCAGGTTGCCAGCAGTCACGCAGAGACCCTCAGCTTCAAGGCGAACGTCGGTGAACGACGGGCAAGGAAGCTGCAAGCAAGGCTTGGAGTCGGTCGGCGTGTTGTTGTCCTTGGTCTCATCCCAAGACCAAAGAGCACCGTCGATGTCGCCGACACCGATGTACGCCGGAACGTTCGTGCCGCCACGGGCAACGCCCACAGTCGGGAGGTCGAGAAGGCCGTCACGGCTCTCAACGTTGAACAGGTCGTACATGTTCTCTGATGGTGCACACCAGCCGCCAGAAGCGACAAGGCTCTGAGCGTCCTGACCGGAGAGCTGCGAAGCAACCGCAGCAGCAACGATGGCATCGGCGTTGTCCGAACCATCCTTGATCTGGAACTCAGGTGCGATACCCGACTCGATGGAAGCAACACCGAAACGTGTCTCACGTCCCTTTGAGTCGCCCATACCACGTGCCCGTGCGTGCATCGCCGTAGCAATGCCGAAGCGGTCGATGCGCTGGCCATTGGAGAAACCAGGAACGTCTGCGCTGGCCGTGATGACCATCTCGTTCGACTCGGTGTCGGGGGCGACCGGAGTCACGGTGCGACGAGCAATGTTGCGAGCGGATGGCGCAGGAGCAGAAGCGGTAACCACTTCAACTTCCTCAGCGGCCTCTTCGACGATGGCCTCAGCCTCGGCGACAACCTCTGCCTCTGCTTCTACCTCAGCTTCGACTTCGACCGGAGCGGCTGCTGCGATCTTGTCAGCAAGAGCGGTGCGCTCTGCGGCTTCAGCTTCTGCGGCAGCGTGCCGTGATTCAAGCTCTGTGTCAATCGCTTCTATCTTCGCTGCGATCTCGTTCAACTCGGGCAGCGGTGCGCCCTCGTCGTAGAGACGACCGAAGTCTGCACGCAGTTCAGAAACTTCTGTTTCCAAGTCTGCGGTCTCGACAGAATCGAGATTGTTCTCTGGCGTTGCCGGGGTATCGGCCATGATGTGCCTCCTGGGGCTGTGATGGGGATTATGAATTCGTCACAGCGTCCCCGGTGCTTTGCCGGAGTCGCAACGGTAGGGCTATGCCCCCAGGCCGTCGTCGTTCTCTGATCGGGACTGTAGCAGGCCCGCAATTAAATTGTGCGGACCTTGCCACCAATTGCTTTGGCGTACCGGTCCGCAGATACCAAAGACGTAAAGCGACGACCAGTAAACGTGTCGTCCTTCCACACCTCATGGAACTTCTGCGAACCTGCTTGAGCAGCAAGTTCTGGTCTCATCGGACTACGCACGGCACTCCGTTTCCTGCCACCTCAACCCATTGCTCAGAACGCTTCGCTTTGGACTTGACGCAAGAGTGCGAGTCGCCGCTGCGACGGATGCGCACCGACAGACAGGGCGACACGATCACGTTCGGCGTCGATCTGCCAGCGGGCCATACCAATCGTCGAAGCGATGCGTTCTGCGATGTCGTCGTAGCCAGGCTCCCGTTCGGAGTCGGTACAGATCGGCACGGAAGCAACGAGGGCCATTCGGTCACCATGAGCGAACTGAGCCTTTGAGAAACCGGGCACGTTTACCGAAGCGATGCCGACCAGTTCAAGATTGCCTTTGATAGACCGCCAGTCGCCGGACACGTCAGCACCCATGAACGCACGGACAGCGTTAGCCGTCAAGCCGGGGCGCATCGCTCCTGCGATCCAGATGCCAAAGTCGTCTTCGCCGCAACGGACATCGGCAGCAGCCCAGCCCGTGTGGTCGTAGTGTTGTGCGGCCTTCTCCGCTCCGGCGTTTAACGCTGCGTGACCGCAGTCAACAGTGATCTGTCCGACACGGACGGTTTCACCTTCGGCGGTAGCGAGCGAACCGGAGTGGAACGCTGCGTATGAGGAAGCGGACCGTGGCGGCTGCACACAACGATCTTGGAACCCGATGTGGCAGGAGTCGAACAAGGCGAGGTGTCCGAACACTCGCCCGTCTTCTGAAACGGTCAACGGTGTCGGTCCGGTCAGGTCAGGGTTCGCAAGCCAAGCGACGGGAGGCAAAGCAGGCGGTTGGATCAAAGCCTGTTCGTCTTGCTTCGTCGTTACGGTCCCGGCACCGGCAGTAAGCGAAGCAGCGACTTGCTGTGCTTCTGCAAACGCAGGGAACGGGACGGCGGTCGCACCCATGATTCGGCCTGCGCTGAATATCATTCGCTCACCGCCCATGTCAACCGACACGACATCGTTGCCGTTGTCGTCAGTTGTCATCTCGTCTTCGTCGGGGAGCACAAACTCCATACGCCCTTCGATCGCATCAAGATCGACGGACACGCCTCGCAGGTCGCCGTTCTCGATGAGTTTCTGTAGCGCCTCTACACGGTCGTCGTCAGAGTCAATCATTTCTGACATGCCGTACACCTCAGCACCGACACGTTCGATCGACACAAAGTTGGCGACCAGCTTCGCCCCGTCGTGACCGCTGGAAGTTTCGTCAGTCGCCATGAGCGGCAGAGGCAAGTCTCGCCAAGTTAGAGCGCCTGGCTCAAACTCACGTCCGTCTCCGGTCGGCGTTCCTTCGACCGCCAGGAGCCAACGGATCTGCGTTGAGGCCGTCTCAGCTGCGATCTCTGGCTGTTCGTCGGTTTCTTCGTCCGGTTCCGCCGGAGCGGTCTCTGGATCGCTCTCTGGCGTCTCAATCGGTTCGTCGGTTTCGTCGTCGATACCGTCGTTGTTCTCGTCTGCCAGCGCCACAGTTACGGAACCGGTGGACTTGTCATTCACAAGTGCGAGTCTCATGTCAGCAGAGGTTAGCCGTCTAAGTCCTCGGGATAGAGGAACTGTGCAATACAGCGACAATTTACAACCTCTGCCGGAGGTGCCGAAGGATCAAGAGGACGGTCCATTCGGACACCGCCAACATTGAACGGTTCATCTATTGCGACGGTCTGACCGTCAGCCCGTTTGTGACTGTCACGGGTCCGTGAGTCATACGCAGCAAGCCAAACCTTGTGAGTCGGCCCGTACTCACCGAGCGCCCGAGCACCTTCCATCTCGCCGCCGGAGTAAGCAGACTGCACTTCTGTTCGCCCGATCGTGTCGGCACGGAACTCGCTGTACCCGGTTGCTTCCTCGATTGCTGCTTTGACTTGTTCGTGCGACTGGCCGGTCTGAATACCTGCCGTCACCTTGTCTCGCACGTCTTGCCACATTCGGTTCGACGCATCGACAATCCGGTTCGTCGAGGTAGCTGAGTAGGCGACAGCGTTCTCGTTTACGACCGCAGCCCAAAGCTCTGCTACTTCTGGTTCAAGTCCGGCACCTGGGACGCTAACAAACGCCGACAGGTTGCCGGTCAAGTACATACCTCCGGTGTACTCCCCAACGACTTCGGTCACGAACGTTGACCAAGCTCGTTCGATGCCGTCGAGCGCAGCGAAGTCACCGGCAGCGGTCAACGTTTCAGCGTAGCGAGTCGCAGCGTGTTCGGTAATCGTCCCTGCTGCTTCTGCCATGAGGTCGCCAAGCTCCACTGACTTGTCGTTCACCCAGTCTCGCTTGTCTTCTGGTTCGGTCGGCGGCTTGCCAAGATCTGCCAGGAGACGGTCCAACGCTGCCATTAGCGGCCCGCTTCTACCCCGAGAGCGGCGAGCAACCGGCCAATCTCATGTGGGTGCTGTGCGGCCAATAGAGACCGGCAGTATGCGGTCATAGTCGAGCGCAAGGAATCAGGGTCGATGTCGAGCGTGGCTGCGATGTCAGGAACCCGATCAAACGCACCTTCAAGCAGGAAGTCAAGATCAGAGTAAACAGTCGGGTCGAACTGGACGTGAAGTGTTGTCGCAGGAACCTCACGAATGTCCACAGACTGTGGATAACCAGACGGTGATCGCCCGATCGCATTCTTCAAACGAGACCCGGCACGTTCCATCGCACGGTACGCAATACCGTCGCACGCCATCACGATCGCAGACGCTTGATCGCCAGAAGGACGACCATCGTCAGAGGGTGGCCCGTCACCGGTCTCCACGTCAGCAGGCTCATCCGCTCCTACAATTTCTTCGGCGGACTCAGGAGCCTCAACGACACCTGGTTCAAGAATCCCGGCAGCAGCCAACATCGCAGGAGCAAGCGCTGGATTCTTCGCAGCGTCGAGAAGAATGCGCCGCTTGAATTCTTCGTCATCCGGCTGGTCTTCGATCGAGAAACCTTGCTCCCGTAGATACGCAGCAGCCGACAGTTGCAGCCGGTCATACGCAGCAGTCGCATTACCCGACTTGTCCGGCGGCACTTGAAGGTCGGTCGTGTCATACCAAACGATCGCCGTGTCAGGGTCGAGGCCTTCCGCTTCAAGAGCAGGTCGCAGCCACGCCTCAGTTAAAGCATTACAAACCGTTTCAGCGTTCGGTTCGATGTGCAAAGTGATCGCAGTTTCCTCGACCTGCCAAGCAGTCCAATGGTTCACGCCAGCCATGCCAGTCAATACTTCGGGCGGCAAGTCAAGACCAAGCGCCAACCGCTTGATCGCTGCTTCCTGCAACGACTCAACTTTGTCGTCGAAAGGAGTCGAGAACGTGATGTGTTGAATCTTGTCGATGTACTCGCCAGGGATCGCCAACGTCAACGGCACGACCGCAGCAGCAGAGTCACGGTCCTTAATCGGCACTGTCATCATGTCGGTTAGTTCGTTCACGAACCGGTCGAACCCGTCCTGCTCTTGATCCGGAGTCGGTCCGGTGCCGTCACTGTCCGTTGGTGGTGGCGGCGGCGGGAACTCTGCTTCAGCCGGAATTGCGAGCAGCCCTGCGCCAGCTAGACGGCTGCGAGCCGAAGCAGTGACGTGAGCGTTCAAGAGGTCAAGTTGTTCCAAGACGTGGAGTACGGCACGGACCGGTGCGTCAGGTTCCCACGGGCGGCGAGGGTGCTTGCGCCACACCTTGACGACGAGAGCGTTTGGGTGCGTGGCACGCCAAGCGTCCGTGCCGGTACCGGTCGAGCGGCGAACCTCAATACTTGACCGGCCAGACTGTTCGGTAATTCGCACGGCGTCTTGCGCCATTACGTTCCACGTCACATACTCGTCAGCCAGTTCGTCTTTCAAGTCCGGTTCAGCGACAAGCCAACCGAACCCGGCCACGGAAAGATGCTGCCCAAACTCGCCGAGCAGTTGGCCTTGCCCAGCCGCACCGCCAGCGATGAAGTCAACAAGTTCGACCGCCCGTTTCTGCGCCGCAGTTGTGTCCGTGTCGTTAATGTCGATTGGAGTTGGTTCCTCGCCAGACGCTTGCGGCGGAACAGCGGCAGTCAAGTTGACACGGGACAAAGCGTTGCTAGTCCACGACACTCCGAACCGCAGTTCACCTACTTCGTCGTAGAACCTCCACGCCTGTTCTTGCCAAGGCAACAAGCCAACGGGCTTCACCTCGTTCGTTACGCCTCTTGACGTAACGATCTCAGCGGCAGCAACAAGCGAGTAGGTGTGGGGCTTGGACAGCGCCCGTGGTCGATCAGCCATACAGCGAGGCTACCCCGACGAGCATCGTTGAAGAGGAACCCCGGCGAGACAGCGGACGACCCCGCCCGGTTTGTCCGGAGCGGGGTCGCTGAACTGATCGGCGATTGTTCTATCAGGCGGCGACCGGCGCACCCATGATCTCGTCGCAATAAGCGTGCGCCTCGTCTTCGGTCAGGAACCGCTTGCGGGACTTCGTTCCGTCGATCTTGACGTGGGCGATGAAGCGTTGACTCTTGACTCCCCAAACGACGTGGCCGTGATTGACCGGGCGGGCGGTGACTTGCTTGGCGACTGCGGTGGTCTGCTTGGCGACTCGCCGCTCTGTCGGGACCGGAGCGAGGCCGAGGTCCTCAAGAGCGTCAACGAGTTGGTCGGCGATGTCGGCTGTCGGGTTGGCGGTCTTCTCCGCTTCGATCGCCTTAAGTGTCTTGCGGATCAACGAGTTGACTGCGACCGTGTTTTTGGCGTGTCCGTCCTCTTCGACGATTGCTTCACGAAGTTCGACGGCGTGAAAGAGGAAGCTGTCGAGTGCGTCCTGAACGGTGAACTGTTCGGAGTCGGACGAACCGGGAACGAACTTGATGACCGTCTTGAAGACTTGGACGCCGTCTGCCGCCACCGAAGAATCGGAAGAGATTACAGCGACGGCTGCGAAGCGCTTGGTGATCTTGTTGGCGAGTCTGGCCTGATCGGGAGTGATCGTGAACTTTTGCATTGGTGCTCGTTTCGGTAGTGATCCGCTTCGGGCTTTCCGAAGCGATATGGACACACTAACGACGTGAGTCGGAAACGGACACGTCGTCGTGCAGAAACCCTCAAAACGCCGGAGCGTCACACCTTGTGTGTTCCGGCAACGTCCGGTCCGAACCGAGACGAAACCACGTCTTGCCGCACGTCGGACAAACAAGCGTCGGGCCGTCCACGTCTCCATCGAGACGGGAGTCCTCGCAAATCACTACCGGTCCAACCTGTCTTCAATCGTCTGACCCATCCCGGCAGCAAGCGAACCGGTAAGTGAGATGACGATGATCCAAAGCACGGGGTCAGCGAAGTCAGACCAAGCAACGACGACAGTAGCAAGCACCGGGGAGATGTACATCGACAGACACCACGGACACGTCACGAAGTACGCCCAACGGTCACCTCGTTCGCCGAACCAGTTGCGAACCGGTTGGAACACTTCGTCCACGGACAGGAGACGTGCGAGACGCCACGAAGCAAGGATGGTCAAGACGACGAGCAAAGTCATAGCTCAAATCCTACGGGCTGTGACATTGCCCAGCCGGGATTTGCCGGTCGTCTTCGCAGGCAACAGTTCACGGATCAAGTGGACCCGAGCATCAAGACGGTCAGGCGACCTCGACTCGTCAGGCACCCACGTCACCATCTGGTCCTCCAGCTTCGGCAACATTCCGACGTGATGAATCCAGCCCTTCTCGTCGAGCGCAGCGACCGGTTCAGCACGGGCCTGCTTCGATATTTGTGCCGTGATCTTCTTGACCGGCACGGACGGATCAACAGCGTGGATTGTTGCACGACACATATCGCCGCCTTGGTTCGACTCGACGAACACGGCCTCGGCATCCCAACGATTAAACGCTGACACGACAGCCGCACCCCACGCTTCGGGGCGTCCTGCCATCGACTCGTCGGACAGGATCACACAATGATCTGTGCCGGACCTTGCGCCGACCGGAGCGGACCCGACAGAGATGCCACACTCTGCGGTTTCGCCAGGAGGGTCCACGGCCACGATTGTTCTCCATCGACGACGGTCAGGAGCGGACGTTGGCTTGCCCATCGTCATCAGGTTCGTGCGTAACGACAGGTCAGGGTTGTCTTGGTCCCATTCCGTGAACCGGTTGACCTCGATCGTTAGCAGCGACCACAGTGCGCCTTCCACGTCGTCGAGATATTCGGCGTGCAGCTCTTGCCGCCCTAGCCGTGTTCCTTCGAAGCGCCCCAAGATCACGTCGATAAACGACGAAGCAAGGTTGGACATGTTGTCGTAGGTGGAACCGGTCGTCACGGTCGTCGTCTTCTCTGCTTCCAGGGAGCGCAGCCACGGCAAACGCTTGGGAGTGCCGGTGACGACGAGACGTGGATGTGCGCCAAGACGTAAACCGAGGCGGGCCATGTTCAACGTGTCTTCGCCGTTTGGCATTGACGCAGGTTCGTCGATCCACATGAACTCATGCTGCGGGCCACGCAGACGGTCCGGTTCCTCTCCGGAGAACAACGTCAGCTTCGCACCGTTAGGCCAAGTCACTCTGCGCTTTGACGGTTCGTACTTCGGACGATTCCACGGCGGCGAGATTGCCATAATGCCTGACTCGCCTTCGACAAGAACGTCACGGGCGTCACCTTTCGTTGGAGCGACAGCGCCAAGCAAGCCGACACGTTCGGACTCGACGACCGCACGGACAGTCTCCGCTCCGGTCCTAGTCTTCCCGAACCCACGGCCAGCACGGATCATCCACACGTTCCACGACTTGCCTTTCGGTTGACGCTGCGCAGGACGTGACCAGAACTCCCAATCGAAAGCAAGCTGGACTGCTTCGTCATCGTCCAACGTCTCGATGAACTCGACCAGCTTCCCGGCCTCAGCGAACCGTTGCGCCCGAGAACGAACATCAGGCTTTGCTTCCGTGTCCGTCACTCGCCGACAGCCTTCAAGCCTTGCGGCATCTCATGGGCCTCGGCTTCAACGATGCGGCCCTCCATCAGTTCGGCCTTCGACCGTAGCTGTTCGACCGTCGCAGAGAACTCACCGACCGCTTCGGCGTGACCGTCGATCGCTGCCGCCATACGTTCGACTCCAACCAGACGAGTGATCTCCGAAGCTGCACGAAGCCTGAGCGCATACGGCACATCGTTCGCCATGTCGATCCCGTACATGAACACGTTGATCGCTGACCGTGCGCCGGTCGCAGCTTGGCGAACCGCTCCAACGATCAAGTCATGTTGTGCTTGCTCGATCTGTTTGCGGACCATCGCTTTGCCGACGAACTTCGTGACGGTCGAACGGGCCACGTCAAGACGAGTGGCGATTGCTTGATCAGATGCGCCGACGAGTTTGAGTTGGATCACTTCGTCCAACTTGTCGTCGAGGATCGACTGGCCTTTCACGTCCTGGGTCAGCGAGTACGCCGATGGTTTTGTTCCTTGGCGTTGCTTCGGCATCCGGTCTCCGTTCCTTTACGATTGTCGTCGGTTCGGATGGTAGCGGATAATTGGCGTTTGGCCTGCTTAGATGGCCGTTGAGGGGTCTTTGCGGCCTGTTTCGGCGGTTCCGGTAGGTCAGGTAGCGGTTCCTGCGGAAAGGGTTGCGACGATGGTGTCCCAGTCGGCGGGTCGCCAGACGTGGTATTGGATGCGGTTGTCGCTGTTTGCGGTGAGGGTTTCTAGGGTGTGTTGCCAAGTTTTTTGGTCGTCGGATAGGCGTCCTGTTTCTGTCTTCAGTTCGGCGGTGATGAGTAGGCCTCTGGTTGCGTGGATGAGGGTGAGGTCGGGCCAGCCGGTGCCGTCGTATTTCCAGCCGGTTGCCCAGCCGTGTTTGGTTCGCATCGGTCGGTGACCAACGGCCCGCCAGCCGAAGACGTGTGCTACGTCAACGACGGCGGACTCAAACTCTGCTTCGTTCAATCTGTCACGTCTTTCCAGCTTCGGTGTTTCAAGAGGTCGGCGATTGTTGTTACGCCGACTTTGTTGTCTGCTGCGAGTTGACGGATTGTAGTGCCGTTGGTTTTGCGGTCGTGTCGGATTGCTTTGACTTGCTGTTCGGTTAGCCGTGCGTTGCTCACGTTCAGAAAGGCTCTTCCTCGGTGTCCGGTTTGGCTGACTGGTTTGTTGGCTTGGTTCGTTCCGTGCGTTCGATCTGGCAGGTAGCAAACCGAAGTTCGGCACCGATCGAGTCGGCGATGATCTCTGTCACGTATTTCGTGTTGCCTTCACGGTCTTCGTAGCTGCGGGTGGAAAGGCGACCGGCGACCATTACCCGGTTGCCTTTGTCGAGGGAGGCGGCTGCGTTCTCGCCAAGTTCGCCCCAGGCAGTCACGTTGTGCCAGACGGTTTCCTCTTTCCATTCGTCTGACCGGTCTTTCCACCGCCGGTTCGTTGCGACGGTGAACGAGACGACGGCACGTCCCGATGCGATGTATTTCAGATCGGGTGCTTTGCCGAGTGTTCCGGTGATCTGGATCATGTTGTCACTTGCAGCCATGTCAGGCTCCTTCTTTGTTGTTGAGATTGTCGAACCATTCGATGTCTTCTGGGTGCCAAGTTTCGGCGTCGAAGGCGTCGATGAGATCGGTGAGTGTTCCTTCGTGGCCTTCGTAGGGCGACGTGAGAAACTCGACGAGCTTGCCGTGCTCGATGACGGCGGCTTGAAGCTCTGCGTTGGTCAGGAAGACATAGCCGCTGTTTGGGTTGAGCATGACGGTCACGTTGTCTTGTTCGAACCCGTCAGGGAGGCCGTCTCGCATCCAAGCGTTCAAGAGGTCCGAGGCGTCACTGATGGCGCTGATGCTGAACTCAGCGAGGTCGGTGGTGTTCTCTCGACGGTAGATCACAGCGACCGGCGTCCTGCTGCGATATTCCGGAGCGTGGCGACTGCCCAGTTGCGGGCTGCGGTGTTGCCTCCGAACAGCGGGGCCTTGAGTGCTTCGCCGAGGCCGCCGGGAATGTATCCGCCGGAGTCGATCCAGGTGGCGAGGTCGGAGCAGGCGTGACGCCGGTCTTCGGTGTCGGCCTCCGTGTCCGTGAGGATTGCGAGTGTGGCTTGTGGGTCCATTAGGTGCTCTTTCGTTGTGGTAGTGGATTGGTGAGAAGTGGTGCTCATTGCGCTGATGCTTCGATCTGCGCTTGAGCCTTCGCTGCTTTGAGCGTGCGGTGGTTGTCACCGGTGCGTCCCTGGGGGTCTTCGTAGAAGTACCAGGCCCCGGCTGAACCGCTGCCACCGGAGCAAGCGGCAGAAA